AACTCTTCACCTCCGGATCGGCGCCCAAATTGCCGATCAGGATCACCTTGTTGAGACTGCTCATGCGGCTGCTCCGAACTTGGAGGTTTCATTGCCCCACACCGTCCAGCCATTACGCGGAGCGCGCGCGAACAACTCGAGGTATGGCCCCGCGACAAGGCGCTCGATCCTGCTGTGCACGCAGTCGGGTTTACGGCTGTGCTGTCTGCGCGGTTCGATGATGCCCTGCCTCACGTCGGCGTGCAGGCGCCTGGGTTTGCCGCGCGTGGCCAGGAGACAGGGTTCCGTGTTTGCTCTGGTCCAGTATCCCATGCCGATCTGGACATCCCCGTCATCGCGGAACATCTCGATCTGGTCGGTTCTCGCCTTCATCCAGTCGAAGGCGCACGTTTTATAGTCAAATCCCCAAGCTTCTATGACGCGCAGCGCTTGGGGGAGTGAAGGCCAGCAAACCCAGCAGAACAGCGCGCAGTCTCGAGCTGCGAGAGTGCTAATCGGAAGTGCCGCAAGGTCGTCCATGCTCATGGTCCTGTAGTGGGCTTCCGGCGAGCGGGCGGACCCTGTGTCCTTGGACCACACGGTGAACGACCAAGGAGGATCAAGCAGGATTGCACCGAAATGATTTTGCGGCAGGGATGCGAAAACTCCGTCGTTGCTCATGCGGCGAGGACTCCCTGGTTGATCATGGCGTCGAGCAGCATGGCGCTGCCCGCGATCTGCTGCGCGCGGTGCTCGGCGTCGGCGCGCTCGATGCGGTCGAGCCGGGGCGGCGGCGAAGGCGGTGGTGGCGGCGGTGGCGGCGGTGGCGGCGGTGGCGGTGGTGCCGCGTCCGTCGGCAGCCGCACGGCAGCATGTCGGTCGAGCGCCCCGGCGGCGATGCTGGCGGCCATGGCCTCGTGGAGCGCGCGGTAGCGGGCGCTGGTGGCGAGACGCTGGGGCACCGTCTGACAGCCGTGGAGGACGGTGGTGTGATCGCGTCCGAGGACGGCGGCGATGTGGGCGTAGGACATGCCGCGCGCATGGGCGAAGTGGTAGACGGCGACGCGCGCCTCGACATGCGTGTGCCGCCGGGAGCGGGACACGACGGCCGCGGGCGTGAGCCGCGCGTGACGGGCGGCCAGCGCCACGAGGCTGCGGATGAGGGACTTGCCCATGTCAGGAGGTTCCGCTTTCTGTAAGTTCCCGGCAACGCTTGGATTTTTCTGCGATGGAGCGTGTCAGATAATAGACCTGAGAGTCGGAAAGCCTCTTTCGGATAACAGCCCGCCCGAGAACACTCCGGGGATCGTATCCCTCCTGATCCTCCATGAACTCCGGTATCTCCTCCTCGAAGATATAGGGCCTGAGAGATGTCAAGTAGGACACCGGCATTGATGCGACAGTTTCGAGATGCCTCAGTCGCGCCCGAAGTTCAGCCTTCAGCTTAAGGCCCTGCCTAACTACTTCGCGCATGTTTTTCCCGAGTTCTTCTATTTCGTCCTCTTCCCATTCAGGCATACTGAGTTCGCGCCTGTATCTCTTACGAAAAGAGGCCGCGACCCAAAGAGCGCGATCGGGGACATTGAAGATAAGCTCGTCGCCAAGAACAGAATTGCAGGACCGGCATGCAGGCACGAGCCAATCGCCCTCGTAGCGACGCTTGACGCGAAGATAGCTTGTAGGGATTACATGATCCCGGCACAGGTCAAATGTGCTTCCGCAATAACAGCACGAGTTCTGGTCGACTTTCTCACAGTGGAAGTCGAGAATATTTGCGCTGCTCATAGTCTCTCCAATACTGTGTCGCCGTTGCCAGGCATTTCCGCCAATGCAGTACCCGGTTCCCGCGGCGGATGAGTGCCGTCAGGTGCCTGGCCTTCGGTCCCGCCGGCGACGGTCGGGACAAGGAGCACGCGGGACCGGTAGGGGGTGTCGTTGCCGCTGTCCGCGATCTGCGGCGGGGCAACGTTGAGAGCAGGGGTCATGCGGGCGCTCCGGGCAGGACGGCGCGGAAGGTGGAGGTGCGGAAGTCGAAGGTGACTTCGGCCTTGCCCCGGCGTCCGGGCATGCCGTCGCGGACCTTGTTGACGACGATGTGGGCGAGGTTCTCGTCGAACTTCGGCCGGTGGTAGGTGAGGCCGTAGTCGGGCTTGTTGGCCCAGTGCGCGGAGCCGCTGATCTCGTAGAGGCCGGGGGTTCCGCGCTGGCCGTGCGGTGGCTTGGCCGGGTGGGCGACGATCCAGAAGGCGACGTCGTGGCGGGTGGCGAAGCGCTTGATGGCGCGGATGGCGCGGCCGATGTACTCGGTCTCGGCCTCGTCGCGGCGGCGCTTGTGCTCGAGCTCGTTCCACGGGTCGAGCACGATCATGCGGACCTTGTGGCGCCGGACGGCCGCCTCGCACAGGTCGAGGAAGCCGGGCAGGTCGAACTCGGCGTCCTCGTCGACCTCCTGCGAAATGATCGACAGGCGGTCGCGCAGGATGGCGTCGGCGGCGCTGCAGTCGCGGTTGGCGAGCTCGTGCCGCCCGCACTTGAGCAGGGCCGCCCGCAGCCCGTCGCGAAGGGTGGGTTTGACGTCGGTCTCGAAGCTGGCGACGCACACCGGGAAGTGGTGGGCGAGCGCGTGGGCGATGATCGCGTACATCATGGTCGATTTGCCCATGTTCGCGTAGCCGGTGACGACGGTGAGCTTGCCGGGGACGATGCTGATGAGTTCGTCGATGGCGGGGATGCCGACGCTGTAGGCGCGGATCGGGCCGCGTTCGGGGAAGTCGTCGAGCGTGTAGAGACCCTGAACGGGGACGGGCCGCGCGGTGGCGAGGCGGTGGACGACCTCGCCGGGACCATGGGCGAGGAGGACGTCGCCCAGGTCCTTGCAGCCCGCCGGGTAGGTGACGAACCGGCAGCGGGAGGCGCCGAGCAGGGCGATGAGGTCGGTGCGCAGGTTGTGTCCGGCGGCGTCGTCGTCGGTGGCGAGGACGAACTCGCGCACGGCGGCGAGTTCGGCGGCGTGGCGGTCGGCCCACTCATAGCGGGCTGCCCGGTCGAGGTCCGCGGTCACGGTCGAGGGCGCACCGTTGGGCACGCTCACCACGTAGCGGTATCCCGCCTCGATCGCCGCGAACGCGTCCCACTCGCCCTCCGTGATCACCACGGGCGCCGAGCCGTTGAGCACCGCCTCCTGGCTGAGCATGTCCGCGTTCCAGAGGGACAGCGGCGCGCCGGGGTCCATGCGGTGGTCCTTGCGGGTCGTCAGCCGGTACTTGTGGTTGAGGGTCTCGCCCCTGTGCATGTAGGGCACGGCGAGCCAGTTCCCGTCCGGCCGCCGGACGGTTTGCAGCCCGAAGGCCTCGGCAAGCGCCGGATCGATCCCGCGGGCTTCGATCCACTCGCGGTGCTGTTCGGCTATCGGCATTGTCGGCTCCTCGGAAATCACAGTGGTGGCAGCACCAGACGAGGCCCCGGTCGTCGCGGGTGACGGAGAGGCAGCGGTCGCGCTTGTTCCGCCGGGTGGCGCTGCAGGCGGGGCAGAGCTGCTTGCCGGTGCGGGAGGGTTTCCAGCCGCTCAGCACGGCCCGATCAGCCCGAATTCGTCGTCGTCCTCGCGTTCGAGGCGACGCTGTTCGGCCAGCGCCTCGCGGTGTTTCCGCGACAGGCTGGCGGATGTGACGGAGTACCAGTTCTCGCGCTTGTGCTGCGGGGCACCCCGGAACCAGTCGTCGAGCGCCGTCAATTCCGCCCTGAGGTCCAGGATGGCAGGGTAGGCCCCCCGCCACTTGTCGAAATCAGATCGGCTCACACGAATGAACCGGCCGGCAAACGCCAGCGCCGGATGCGGTTCGACGGGGGGGCTATGGGGGGGTTCTTCTTCTCTTTCTTTATCTAGCTTCTGGCTTCTAGCTTCTAGTATGGTAGAGCCAGTCTCAAGCCAGGCTTGCCCACTTCCGTTGTTTTCATTGGACTTTTCACGGTTCTCGGCGCTCTTTCGCCCACCTTTCGCGCCGTTTTCAGCGTGTTTTCGCGCCGTTTTCAGCGCGTTTTCGATCTCTTTTTCCGCGCGAAAGTTGGTGAGGTAACCGTCGATCAGTGCCAGTTTTCCGGCTGCGATCAACGAAGCGCGAAGCGTCCGCCACTTGCGGATGGAGCACCCCATGTAGCCCGAGAGGAGGCGTTCGTTGTCAGGGACCGGGCCGCCGCGATCGTAGATGAGATCGAGGATCGTCTGGTAGGCGCCACGCTCCTCCAGGGTAAGCGTGAGCATGCCGGCGAGCGCGTCGGAATGGTAGCGCTTGTGCCAGTGATTGCCCATCACGCTCCCTCCAGTCCCCACGCCCGCATGAGCGTGTCGGTGTCGTCGTCGGTGAGGTGCCCGTCGGCGCGCAGCACAAGCAGCGCCTCCTTGCGGTCTCCGGCGTCGGGGATCCGCGCGGCGATCGCCAACAGCGCCTCCACGAGCGGACGGCGCATGGGCGCGCCCTCCCCGATCCGCACCTCCACCCGCCCCGGCGGCTCGGGCGGACGGAAGTCGAACTGCGGCACGAAGCGGCTGTCGTTGACGCCGAGCGCGTCGGCCAGACCGTCGAAAAGCGCCTTGCAGCGGTTGGGGAAATTTATCCTGTCGCCCCTCCGGTCGGGCGGCACGAAGGTGACGTGCAGCGCGATGTCGCCTGCGGGAGGAGCCACGACACCGGCGGCGCGGGTGGCCTCGGCGGCCAGCGCACGCCACTGCCGGGTGAGCTTGGACCGCGCCCAGTGCGCGTTGCCCTTGGCGTGGCCGGAGAGACTGGCGGGCGGAAACGGCAGGACGATCACGTCCGGGTTAACAGGTGTGGTTAACGCGCCATTGCGGGACGGGTCGTGCGAAACCATTGGCTTACGCTCCCGCCGGTGTGTTGATGGCGGGATGTGTGAGCAGGAGGCAGCGGTGCGCGTTGGCGCGGGGGGCGCGGGTCACGCGGCGACCCTGCCCAGTGCGTCGCGTGTCGGCTTCGGACGTGGCGCTCCGAAGATCAGATCGTCCGCGGTGACCTGCCCGCCCGTGGCTTCCACTATGGCACGGATCATGTCCGCGGATGGCTTGGCGTCGCCATACAGCAGCCGGGTGATGGTCGCGCCGCTTGTGTTGGCATCAGCGGCAAGCTGCGCTGCGGTCCTGCCGGGCTGCGAAAGATACTCGTCGAGCGTCATGCCGACTAGGTTACACTCGGTGTAACTTTATGCAAGAGGCAATCTTACACCCGTGGGCATTACCATTTTACATTGAGCGTAGGACACTGCCGGGCATGGCAGGTCCGTATTTCAAGGCGTGGCGGAAGCACCGGCTCTTGACCCAGGAGCAGGTCGTCAACCGCTTGGCCGTGTTCGACGACGACAAGCTCCCCATGACGACGGCCAGCCTGTCGCGGCTTGAGAACGGCAAGCAGCCCTACAGCCAGCGGATCGTGGAGGCTCTCGCAGAGGTGTACCAGTGCGAGGCGCACGAGCTGATCGGTCGGGACCCTGGCAAGGAGGGCGAAATTATCGATCTGCTGAGCCGTCTGTCTGACGCTCACAAGCGGCAGGCTCGTGTCATCATTGAAGCCCTGCTCCGCGATACAGCATAAATAATTTGCACCCGATGTAATTTCCTCTTGCCATGAGGTTACACGGGGCGTAATAGTCTCCCCACAGCCGCAATCCCGCGGCGGGGAGACGAAGGGTGGCGAAGCCCAACATCCAGGACGCCCTGGCGATCCGCAACAGCAAGTACCAGACCACGGGCGAGACTCGCGTCGAGGACGGCGTAACCCTGCATCGCATCCGCGCTGTGCGGGATATCCCGCGATACGAGGTCAAGGCCGGTGATCCGGGAGGGTGGATCGAGAGCGAGAACAATCTGTCTGAGCACGACGACGCGTGGGTTTACGACGACGCGCAGGTTTTCGGCGACGCGTGGGTCTCCGGCGACGCGCGGGTTTCCGACGACGCGCAGGTTTTCGGCGACGCGTGGGTCTCCGGCGACGCGCGGGTTTACGGCGACGCGTGGGTTTTCGACGACGCGCGGGTTTTCGGCAACGCGTGGGTTTTCGGCAACGCGCGGGTTTCCGGCCACGCGCGGGTTTCCGGCCACGCGCGGATTTACGGCGACGCGTGGGTCTCCGGCAACGCGCGGGTTTTCGGCGACGCGCGGGTTTCCGACGACGCGCAGGTTTTCGGCGACGCGTGGGTCTCCGGCGACGCGCGGGTTTACGGCGACGCGTGGGTTTACGGCCACGCGCGGATTTACGGCAACGCGCGGGTTTACGGCGACGCGTGGGTTTTCGGCAACGCGCAGGTTTACGGCGACGCGTGGGTTTACGGCGAGATTTTCGAATGACCCCGCCCCTCGCTCCCCGCAAGGCGCCGCCGTGGTGGCTGGCGGCGATCCCCTGCCAGACCTGCGGCGGTGACGGCCAGGTCGAGACGTACATCGGCAGCTACGGCACGTCCTACTGCAAGGGACTGGCGGACGTGCCCTGCGAGGACTGCGAGGGCAGCGGCCTCATGTCCGACTACGAGGCCGCCCGCCTGACGCGCGCCGAACGCCGTGCGCTCCGGTATCCGGCGCCCGCCGATGCGCGGAGGGCCGGGCGATGAGGCCGCGCTACACTTTCCGGCAGGCTCTGCCGTGGGCGGTGCTCGCCAGCCTCGCATTGGCCATGATCGGCCTTGTCCTGGAGCTGCTGCGATGAGCGGCCTGTTCGCGCGCTACGACCGCGTGCGGGTCATCACCATGCCGCACCGCACCGACCGGCAGGCGGCGTTCGCGGCGCAGCCGATCGACCCTGAGGCATACGTCTTCGTCAAGGCGTGGAATGTGCGTGGCCGGGGCCTGTTCCGGCACGCTGGATCGCGCTCGTGCTTCGGCACATCGCTGGCATTGATGGTGGCCGCCGGGCTTGAGGGCAGGAGCCTCCTCCTGCTCCAGGACGACTGCCAGTTCCTTCCCGGCGCGTTGGACTTCGCGCCGTCGCCCGTCACCGACGTGCTGATCGGCGGCGGCCGGTGGACCCCGCGCGAGGGCACGCCGATCCCGGACCTCGAGGGCGCACACTGTCTGGGCTTCTCGCGCCAGGCGCTGGAGGTGGCGGTGCCGTTCTTCGCGCGGATGCTGGATCCGGACGTTTGGTTCGACCCGGCTGTTGTCGGCGAGCACGATCCCGCCGTCCGCCCGCCGATCGACGGCGCGATCTCGTGGCTGCTGCGGTCGCACCCGGAGCTGTGCCCGGAGTGGCGGCAGCTGGCGGTGCAGCGGCGTTCGGCCAGCGACATCACCCCTGCCTGGTACGACCGCGTGCCGGGTCTGCGCCAGCTTGCCGACTGGGTGCGGGCATGACCCGCGCCTTTGTCCGCCGCCGTGTCCTGCTCCTGCCCCGCCGGGTGTGGAGCGTCCGCCGCCAGCGTCATGTCTGGCGCTGGGGCCGTGTCGACTGGAGGGTGTCATGACCGATGACGACGACCACGACGACCTGCTCGCTGCCTTCCGCCGGTATCAGGAGGCCGAGCGCGAGATCGCCGAGCTGCGCCGCGAGATGCTGCGCGAGCTGCGGGAGATGCTGCCGTGAGCGTCCTGATTGCCCTCTACTTCGGCGGCACCGCGCTCGTGACGCTGGTTCTGCTCGCCGACTGCCTCGTCCGGTTCGCCCATGCGTGGGCCGCTGTCCGATGACTTCCACCGCCCCCGCCCTCGCCTACGCCCTCGCCCTCGCCTACGCCGCCGCCTCCGCCTACGCCCTCGCCGTTTTTCGGAGACACCCCATGAGACTTGAGCTGCAGCACAAGCCCCGCCCGAGCGGCTATGTCACCCAGGCCATGATCGACCGGCACGGCAGCTACCGCGCCGCGCTGGCATGGCTCAACGCCCGGCACGGCGTGAGGGGGCGGACATGAGCCTGCTCGACACGCTGGGCCTGTCTCCCAAGGCCGTGGCCGAGCGCCACGCGTGGATCGGCGGCTCCGACGCCAACACGATCATGTCGGGCGACGAGGCGCGCATCCTCTCGCTGTGGCGGCAGAAGCGCGGCGAGGAGGGGCCGGACGACTTGTCCGCCAGCCTCGCGGTGCAGATGGGCAGCTACACCGAGCCGCTTAACCGCGCCTGGTACGAGCTGCAGACGGGCAACCTCGTCCATGGCCACGGCAAGGTCGCCGTCCACGCGACGATCCCGTACATGCGCGCGACGCTCGACGGCGTGGTGTTCGATCCGCTCACCGACGCGGCCGTCGCCGTGTTCGAGGCCAAGCACACCGGCACGTACGGCCCGGATGCCGATCTGTTCGCCCGCTACGTCCCGCAGCTCACCCACAACTGCCTGTGCGCGGGCCATGACCAGGCGGTGCTTTCCGTGTTCCGCGGCAACGCCGACTGGGTCATGTTCGAGTACGCGCTCGACGCCGACTACGCGGCGGCGCTGCTGGAGGCGGAGGAGCGGTTTTGGGCGTGCGTCCGGTCAGGCGAGCCGCCGGTGCCGCTGCCGCCCCCGCCGCCGCCCAAGCCCAAGGGCGTGCGCGAGTACGACATGACCGGCTCGAACGCGTGGGCGGCGCAGGCCGGCGAATATCTCGACACGCTGCTGGCGGCCGAGCGGCACGCGGCGGCGAAGGCGGAGATCAAGCGGCTGGTGCCGGACGATGCGAGCCTGTGCACGGGGCACGGGCTGACGGTCAAACGCGACAAGCGCGGCGCGCTGCGCTTCGCGGTGGAAGGAGAATGACGATGGCCAATGAGGTGGCAGTGATCGAGCGGGGGCATGCTCAGGTGATGTCTCTAGAGCAAGTGGAGCGCGTGGCGAACGCCATGGCCCGATCCGCTGCGTTCGGGGTGAAAGACCCCCACACCGCGCTGATATTGTGCTTGCTGGCGCAGGACGAGGGGCGGAGTGCGGTGGCGGCGGCGCGTGATTACCATGTGATCAACGGCACGCCGACGAAGAAGGCGGATGCCATGCTGCGCGATTTCCTCGCGTCGGGTGGCCGTGTCGAGTGGCACCATCTGACAGACGAGGTAGCGGACGCGACCTTCAGCCATCCGGCAGGAGGAAGCGTGCGGATCGTCTGGGATGAGCAGCGTGTCGAGCAGGCGCAGCTTAAGAATCCCATGCACACCAAGTTCCCGCGGCAGATGAAGCGGAGCCGCTGTGTGTCGGAGGGTGTCCGGACGGTTTACCCCGGCGCGACGAGCGGGTTGTATGTCCCGGAGGAGGTCGCAGATTTTGCGGACGCGCCCGCCGCGCCGCCAGCGCCCCAGCCCAAGCGCGCTGCCGATCTCAAGCCCTCCCCCCGCAGCACCACCCCCGAGACGTGGGCGGAGGAGCAGCTTGACCGGATCGCCGACGCGCAGACGGCGGAGGAGCTGGATGCGTGGGAGGCCGGTGCCGCGAAGGCCATGGCCAAGCTGTGCAAGGCGCACCCCGAGCTGCACGGCGAGGTGAGCGCGGCGCTGGCGGCGCGGCGCGAGACGCTGGCGGCGGGCGCGGCGGAAGGGGCGGGAGAGTGACACGATCAACAGGGAGCCGGGCGGACCTAACAAGCCGCCCGGTCATGACATGACGACGCCGTGCTATGTCCGCCTTGGTGACGCCACCGAGCGCGCGGGGCTGTCCCGCCGCACGCTGGTCCGCTACGCCGAGCGGGGGCGGTTTCCGCGCCTGTATCGGCTCGGCGCCGGAGCGAAGGCCGTGCGCGCCGACGAGCTGGAGGCGTGGCTGGCCGATCCGGAGGGGTGGGTGGCCGATCCGGAGGGGTGGACGGCGTCGAAGAAGACCGACAAGGAGGCCTGCTGATATGCGGTTCGCCTATGCCGATCCCCCCTATCTAGGCTGCGGAAAGCTCTACGCCGCGCACCATGAAGACGCGCTCGACTGTGATAATCCCGAATGGCATCGGGCGCTGATCGCCCGCCTTTGCGATGAGTTCCCTGACGGGTGGGCTATGTCGCTCAGCTCGCCGAGCCTTCGTCACATCCTCCCCATGTGCCCCGAGGATGCCCGCGTGGGAGCCTGGGTCAAGCCGTTCGCGGTGTTCAAGCCGAACGTCAATCCGGCCTATGCGTGGGAGCCGTTTATCTGGCGTGGGGGGCGGAAGGGCGACCGGAAGCGGGCAACAGTCAGGGATTGGGTTTCAGCCAGCATCACCCTGCGGCGCGGGCTGACGGGCGCGAAGCCCCGCACTTTCTGCCGCCACATTCTCGACGTTCTCGGATTCGAGCCGGGGGATAGCGTTGTGGATTTGTTCCCCGGCACTGGAGCCTTTATGGCGGCGGTCGGTCACACGCCACTGCCCGAGCAAGGGCTGTTTGCGTGGCTGGCCGATCCGGAGGGGTGGGTGGCACCGAACAAACCGTCAAGGGGGCGGATCGACAGCGAGCATGAAATTCGAGGAGCCGCAAACAAGGACTCATGCTGTGACCAAATGCCCTAATTGCATGAGAGCCGGGCTTGCCTACGGCTGCCTCACGGCGTTCGCGCATTTCATGGAGTCGGGGGAGTGGTCAACACCAGAAGAAGCATTGCAACACGCCAAACAGTTCAAAGGGTGTTTGGGCGGGTGGGTCTGCAGGCATTGCAATTCGCTATTCCAAGACGACGATCCGGCAGGAGGCCACCCTTGGAGAACGTTTTTTCATCTCACAGAAAGTCAGAACAGCCGCTACGTAAGAACGGATTTCACGGAAGAACAGTGGGAAGCCCACTGGGGAGAATATTATCCGGAACATAGGGCTAAATACCTTCGGAGTTAGTAGTTATGGGCTTGAC